ATGCTTTATTTCTTTTCAATAATTCCACTATTATCAACGCCTTGCCAATATGTAATGCTTTATTTTTGTGTGTTCTTCATAGATTTGAAGGTTATCAATTTACGCATAATGTGTACACTGATGTGTATATCTTCTTCCGGAGTGTACACATTGCTTACCGACACAAAATTAAGAAAAGCTCTTGGCAAAAAAAGAGACCAAATCGAGGTCATTTCAGACGCACATGGTCTGAATGTCAGGTTGTCTATATCCGGCAGTATAACATTCTTTTACCGCTACAGATGGAACGGTAAAGCCGCACAACTAACGATTGGTGATTATCCAATCACCTCATTAGCTCATGCCCGAGAACGTAGGCAACAGTTCAGGGCTTGGCTAGCGGAAGGGCTTGATCCTAGACGGCAAGTAGTACTCGAGAAACAGAAAAAAGTAGAAGCGCTTACAGTGAAAGAAGCATTCGATTACTGGGAGAAGTACTACTGCATCCCTGAAGGTCTGGTAAAAATCAAAGTTAACCGCCGCGACTTCAATAATCATATAGCCCCAGTACTCGGAAATATGATTGTAGATCAGACAACTAAAGCCCACTGGCTTAATCTTTTCGACGGTATGGGACGAAGAGTGGTTACAGGGCAAATGCTGGGTTTGATGCAGCGCACATTTCGTTTTTGTTCCAACCGTGGGGTAATTAACGTGAACCCTATTGAAAGCCTTAGACGATCAGATGTAGGGCTCACAGCAGCTGTAAAAGATCGCAGGTTAAGTGATGATGAAATCATTACAGTTTGGAATGCCCTGCCTGAGATGAAATATAGGCAGCAATTGATAATGAAGTTTCTCATTATGACTGGGTGTCGAAGTACAGAGATCAGAACAGCAAAATGGGAATGGTTTGATTTCAAGGAAAAAACATGGACTATCCCGGCAAGTGACTATAAAACTGGGAAGTCGGTGAGAAGGGCGCTTCCTGAGGCTGTAATAAAGATGATGGTAGCTGAAAAAGAAACATCAGTTTCAAAACATGTTGTGACGTTGTCACGATACAGGGGGCCAGAAGATGACAGGCCGCCACTTCAACCAAACGTGGCTCTGTTCTCTGCGCAGATAATTGCAAAAACAGGGATGAAACCTTGGTCGCTTCATGATTTGAGAAGAACAGTGGCGACGCGCCTTTCTGAATTAGGTGCGCCACCACATGTTGTGGAAAAGCTACTAGGGCATCATATGTCTGGAGTCATGGCGCGGTATAACCTCCACGATTATTTGGATGATCAGCGTCATTGGCTTGCTGTTTGGCAGCGTCATCTTGAGAAGTTGATTGGCCAGCCTCTGGTTTGATACTCATGTTGTCTTCCCAGGCAAGAAGGTCTGACAAACGCCATCTTTTAGGGCTGCCATTTATTTTTGGCTTCGGAAACGGCTGAGAAAAGTACGATGGCATCCGGGATGGTGTACTCCAGAAATACAGTGTGCTGCGCGAAATTTTGTATCTGGACAGAATGTCACTGGTTACCAATATTTCATCTTGGAAATGAGATGCGTTATTCATAAAAGCCCCTTAGTTACATTGTCCAGGAAGATGCTGCAGCCTGCGGGCGCAGCTCATAGCAGTAGCCACGTAACTGCAGCGTCGGTTAACCACCTCAACAGTGATTTTTGAACCCTGCACCACGACGGTATAAGTCCGCTTCATTTTCTGTCGACCATAATCGCCATAAAGCTCAACGTGTTTTGCCAGTGCGGCATCACAAGCCTGGCGTCCTAGCGGTGATTGCTTGCTTCGGTTTATCAGTCGCATATCCACCTCACACAAATACATCAACCGGATCGCCAGCTGCTCGCGCGTTGTCGTTCGCTTCACGGCGGAGGCCGAGAACATAGCCAACGGGATCCCAACTGGACAGAATTGCGTTGAGCTCTTTCTGGCTGTGCCAGGTTGTCATGCGCTTTTTAAGCGCGGTGGCGCAGGCGCGCACGTTCGCTCGTGTGGGGCCGGCCATCTTCATACACAAGCACAAAGTCAGAAGCAGATCCGAATATTCGTCGGCGGCCACGCGCAATGCAGCCGGGTCAATGCTGGCTTCCAGCTCAGGTAATCGATGTTTAAGACTCATGCTGCACCGCCTTTTACGCGCTTGAACTCGATAACCCAAACCCAGGGATTAGCATTCCAGTTTTCCTGCCCGTAAATCGATTGCCACAGGTAGGCAAAAGCATCGGTAGCATCAGGCTCTGGATTGGCGCATCCGCATGGCTCAGGTTCCCCGCAATTCAGACAGCCACCGTCAATAATGCCTTCTGCTCGCGCATCCTCTTCGCTGATAGCGTTCAACCGCTCAACCCGCACGTCTGTAATTTCCAGTAGAATTCGACTGGCCCAACGCGGCATGTGGATTGACGGGCGCCATCCGTGACGCAGGTTGTCGTCAGCGTCGTAATATTCCGGCGCTGGCTTGCCATCAGCGGCATACTGGCAAAATTCTGGCTTTTCGAATTTCGAGCTATCTTCGAGGTATGACTCCATCTGTTCGTAATCGAATAACGGCCCCTGAAATGTTTCACGCACCCAGATGCGGTCGCCGACGTCCCCGAACGGGCAAGCATCTCCAACAAGCCCACCCCAGCCCCCTTTTCCGTTCTGCATTTCTTCTTCGACATGAAGCATTGTTTTAAACACGTTGCTTGGCCACCAATGTCCACCACGGGGGCATGGTTCTGGTTGAGGTTTCATAATCCGCCGCGTCTGCGTCTTCCGATCATCCAGCAGCGCCCGCACCATCTCAGCGTTAAAAATCATTCCGCGTTCAGTAATTTTCGTCATATCGTTACCGGGAGGGCGAACCCTCCCGCCTCCCTTAACCCACGTATTCCGGTTTCATGTCGTCCAGGGTGATACGGAACTGTTCATACAGTTCATCACCCAGGTGGCGGCGCGATGAGGTCAGGGTGCTTTCTGCCTTCGCGAATAACGCTTCTGCTTCCGGATCCCCAGGGTTAGGAAGTGAATTTATGGCAGCCTCAACCTTGTTCTTTGCATCAACAAGGTAGTAGCGCTTCACCGCCTTATTTTTCAGTTCGGTATAAAGAGCAGTACCCAGCAGAGCTTTCTGTGATTCGATGTCTGCGCGAATGGCTTTGGCCTGATCCACTGAGTCAGCTGTATCAATTCGGTCGCGGAGTCCATCGGCAAGAGAATCAATGCTGATACCTGTACCCTGTTCGCTGGTGGTGGCGTCAGAGCTGCTGGTAATCTCAGCTACAGACATTCTTTGCACCGGCGCCGGATTGATTTCTCGTTCTGTTCGTTGCTCAACTTCATCCGGGCTATATACACCCAGAATCACTTCAGGGCAGTACAGGCGAGCCCAGTATTTCACGCCCAGATAAGCGATCTGCTGCTTCGGGTTAGAAACCCACAATGGTGAATTACGAGTTACAACACCCGAGAGATAAAGCGGCTCACCCCAGGTGATTTCTGACTCACCGCGAAGAATCGCGCCGACCTGAACAAACAACCCGATTTCGTCTTCATCAGTCCAGCCGCGTACCCGTTCGGTAACGGTGTATTTCCCACTTTTACCGTGTTTTTCCCTGGTGATTTCCTGCGTCCTTGTGCAACGCTCCCAATCGCCGCCGTAGCGGTAATGAAATCGACCGTTGATAGCACTGGAGCTGGCGATTACCGCGTTGACGAGCTGGGCTTCATATCCGAGTACGCCATTTACCAGATGCGTTTTTTGCGCGACCGCATAGGGATTCATGCCCCACTGCATAGCCTGCATAACGATGGCCATGCAATCGGCTGGCTTACCTGCAAGGTGAGCTGGCACTGTCACTTGTGAATCAGCCATAAGGTTTGCGAAAGCAGTTAACTGACCGAGAGCCTGAACGTTAAAGATCGCGTTGCTAGCTGAAATGGTGTTTGGTGCTTGCTGTTCGGCTGTAACAATGTTGGTATTTTCCATGACTGTTCCCCCTTATGCCTGTACGCGCAGCGCTTCAAGACGGCGCACATCAAAATCGTTAAGTTCTTCGGCGTAGTCTTCAGTGATCGGCGCCGGCCATTCTCCAGTGTCGAAACCGTTCGCGATGGCGCGCATTGCTTTGCGGTATTCCAGCATGCCGAGTTCAAGTAGTTCTTCAGATGCCTCGATAATGGCGATCCAGTGGTAGTTCTCGTCTTTGTTAACGAATATCCAGAAGAACTGATCCAGAGCAGCGGTTTCGCAGTACATAGCCGCGCTGAGGTGGTAATCGCGCTCAATGATTTCCCTGTGCAACTTCGCGCGCAGGCCTTCCTGCTTGATGTTCCACATGCTGATGGTCTTCAGGTCCGCACCAATGCGCAGGCCGCTCATGTCTATCTCAAGGTCAGGGCGTACGCGAACTTCCAGCCCGGTTTCCTCATCAATACCGAAGTAGCTCACCTCAACGGCGCGGCTCGGGTGCTGGAGCAGCTTGCCGGCGGTAGGGTGATTCAATAGTGCTTTCTGAATGTCCAGCGCAGTGCTCATCTGCTGGCGGGTAACCAGTATTTTTCCTTCCGGGTTTTCGCGCCATGCATCCAGCAGTTCGTCGGCAAACACGGCATCCGGTTTAACCGATTTCACGGCCTGAATCAGATCCGCTTTATTGCCTGATACTTTCAGCGGCTGCGCCTTCTGGGCCTCCTGAGCGACCATGTCAGGATTGATAATCGCCAGCTGTTCTAACAGGGCATCACGGCTACCGCTGGTTTTCACCTGGGCGGGCAGAGTAGCGTTATATTCTTTGATGCATGCCTTCATTTTGGCTGCGGTAACTTTCTGGCCATCTTCTACGCGCTGAAATTCAGCGGGTAAGGCCATGTAGTTTTCACCTGTTTGGGTAACGTCATCACCCATAGGAACCGGTTGAGGCAGTGTGGCGTTGTGTGCCTCCAGCAACGCCTTGATGTTGTCAGCACTCAACAGCGACGGAAGCCCGGCGTTGTACTCGTCGATAAACGCGCGGATCGTCGCAGTCGTGGTGAAAGCGCCTTCCGGGATTTCCGGCTCGATGCTGAATTCTTTTTCCAGCTGTTCAGGCTGCAGCGCCAGCGCATGCACCAAATTGCCCATATCCAGAACAGGAGAGCGCGTTTTTTCAATGACTTTCGAGACGTGACGCTTTTCGAAATACATCAGAGATATACGGGCATCTTTAACCTGAGTAGAACTGATGCCGTTCGCCGCGTGGTAAACATCGTTCGGAACACCTTCATATCGACCGGGCTCGAATAATTCAGGCCATTTTGTTGCTTCCGGCTCTGGCTCATGCTCTTCTTCTGCAGTTGCTGATTGCTGGTCCTTCAATACTGCCGCGGTAAGGTCAGGGCAGCGCTCAGCAAGAATGTCGCGCATGTTCACGGTATCTGCTTGCGGAGCAGTTGCATCAGTGCCTTCGCTTGCTGATACCGCATTATCATTTTCGTCTTTGACTGGCTGAGCCGTTTCCATCTGCACATCGCTGGTGGTTTCCCCGGAATTAGCTGGATGTAATTTTTCTTCTGCAGCGCGCTGGCGCGCCTGGTCCACGATAGAAAGTGCTGGTGATGATGCTGGCTGGCTATCCATCAGACCATCAATCGAAAAAACACCATTGCCCATGTTTGAAACTTCAGGCTGTTTGGGTTTGGTCAGGTCTTCCGTTACCCAGTTCGGTGCATCTGGATCGCTTACCCCTTCGATATATTCACCGCGCTCAGCTGCGAGAATCTTATCCACGGCTGACCGTTCAGCGACGGCGGCAGATGAGACATGCCCGGCTTTCTCAAGCGTTTCAGCAGAGGCATGCTTATGCTCTGTCAGGTTCGCATTGATATAGGTCTGCAGACTTACCGGAAAATGATGAATATCGCTGGTGGCGCCACGAATGAGGGCGAAAATAGCAGCGCGGGAATAGTCCAGGATGCCTGCGGTTTTACGCAGCGCAGCAGACCATTCTTTGAACGGGCTTTCTTTTTTCTGGACGATTTCTTTAGCCCGGCGATGAATGGATGCCGGGAAATTGTAGATATCGAAATCCATCGGCATTGTGGCCAGCGCAATCTCAACATCAAGCGTATCAAGGGTATGGGTGTAGTCAGGGTTGCGATCGGTTTTATTACCGCCGCCAGCATTCGTGCCGGTGTCCGTTTTCTGAACGGAAGAAATGTAATTTCCGGCAGACCATTCGCGAACGAGTTTGCCGCGGTCAATGTGCGGAGTTTCAAACCACAGTTTTGCAAACTGGATACGCTTGCCCAGTTCGTGGCGCTTACCTTCAGGAAATACAGCTTTGTTGGCGCTGGTAAATTTCCACAGGGTAGGCATGTCGGCATCCTTCAACCCCTGGACGTTCTCAGCGGCGAGAATCAGATCCTGCACTGCGGAGTTATCGGTATCCATTTCCAGAACGGCGAGCTCTTTACGGTGCGGAATACTGATTTGATAGACGTGGTTATCATTCGCCATGTACTGCGCCAGCAGCTTAATGCGGAACGGCTGCTCAGCAATATTGAACAGGGCGTTTGTATCGTTTTCGTATTCAGCATTGCCGAACGACTCCACGTTATCGCCATCACCAGCATCGCCAGCACTATTGCCTTCAACCAGCTCGCCAGAGGCAGGCTCAGAGGATACTCCAGCATCATCGGTGTGATGAACGTCCGCAGGCTCTTGTCCTGGCTTTAATGCCCAGGTGCGGCCATCGTCGGCAAGCTGGTAGCGTTCGCACCATGAGTAATCGAGCACGCCTTCAGCCGGCAGGTCGTTAAATACCGGGAAATCGGTACGGATTGGCTTTTGATAGTCTTTGCCGCGGCCTGTTTCGATCTCAGCATCTTCCAGGTCGACGTCCAGCTGCAGCAGCGCGCGGGATTCGGTTTTTGCAGACCGCCAGATTACAGCATCGGCTTTACCCGATTTTTGAGTCGCTTTTATCAGATAAAAATATTCCATGTGATAGCCTCAATTTTGGATGTAGAATCCCTCGGGCCATTGATAGCGCCCATTCAGGGTGTTCATTGGTTTTTGGTAATCTCCGGTGGAACTTTGGTCGGTGTCACCGGACGTACAGCCCGCTTCGGCGGGTTTTACGTTAGGCCTCGTTGGCCATCTGGTCGTATTGACCGCACTTCGTAGAGCAATAGGTTCTTTCCCGTGGCGCCAGTTGCGAACCGTGAATGATGAGGATGGTCATTTTTACTTCCTTGCCTTCCTCAATCGGCTTGCGGCAATAAGCGCATTTCTTCTGCATAACTCCCCCCCTACATCTGAGCCGTAAATGCGGCTGGGTTTTCTGCTAATACTCCCTTAAGCGGGTAGCAGTTTTCTTCAACTCCCTGCTCAACAGCTGCTTTCTTACAATCCGACTCGCTGTCATATACACCGAGAAGAACGTCCTGATTTCCGCCAGTCAGCATGCCGACGGTGAGAACCAGTGCGAACATCGTGTTCATGAAGGGTCACCTTTTTGTGCGAGCATGTAACACACCCGACGAATGAATGCTGACAGAGGGCTTAACCGAATAGCCTGCTGACGAGCGGGTTTACGTGCAAAATCGACCATTGATATAACTCCCACAGTGCGCTGATTAGCGCCGTCCAGATGAAGAGCCCGATAACTGCCGAAATGATCAGGGCTCTGATGCCTTGCTTACTCATTTCAACCTCTGCCTTGTCGCCGGCCAGCGGAACGTTGCTACCTACTGCGCATTGATATTTCCACCTCATCCCGGCATTCGTATGCTCCGGGCAGCTACTTCGTGGGCGTCCTGCCTTGGTGGGGTGTTGCTGGAGTTAATTAAACACAATGTTTAATGCTGTGTCAACATTATGAGTAATCCAGTATAAACAAAAAGTTTATAGTGAGGGCTAGGTTAGTGCAGGGAGTATGTTTATGGGTCTATTCTTTGGTTATAAAAACATCTGTGAGGGCTAATGGTATGCGGTATGAGGAAGAGTTTTTCGCGGAGATGCACCCGCAAATAGCGCAGGTTATCGGGATAGCGGTTATGCAGCTACTGGTTGAGAAGCAAGAGCCGTCAAGAGGGGCGCTGATAGAGATGATTCAGGTGTTGTGGCAGGAAGACCAGGTTGATTTGGCTGTGGAGTTGGCTATTGACATTCTGTCGCCACCAAAAGAGTACGGATAATAAAAACCCGGCGCGGTGTCCGGGTTAAGGTTTCTACCATGCTTAATATAGGTCAGCGTAGTGCTAATCTGCATCGTCCTTAATCCTTCTCCCCATGTACTTGGCATACAGCTCATCGAGCTCTTTGAGCCGCAGAGATACGATCCGCAGCATGTTCTGTTGCTCTTCTTCGTTGGGGAGTTGGTTATAAAGTTCCAGCAACCGCTTCTCGTCCGGGCGTAAACCATCATTTGCATCCACGTCCTGACCTAAAACCCACTCAAGGCTTACGCCAAGAGCATCAGCGAGCTTTATGGCCGAGCTCTTTCCGATCGCTCCCCGCACAAACCAGTTGTTAACCGATTGCGAACTTACGCCACAAATTCTCGCTATATCCGCTTTGGATATGCGCTTCATCTCAATTATTTCATTGAGCCTTTGGACCTGTGGGTTGTCGGACTGGTGCGTATTTTTTCTCATATATCACGATTTTAAACTAAATGTTTACCACCTCAACATTCATAAAGTTGACATTAAAATAAACATAATGTTTAATCTGCTCTGTAACTTTAACGGAGTGGTTTATGAACGCATTAGAAAAAGCCATACAAATCGCTGGTGACGCAACGAAGCTAGCAGAAAAACTGGACGTCTCATCTATGACGATTAGCCATTGGAAGCATCGCCATGGGGGAGCCGTTCCTCAGTCTCGGGTTTTCCAAATCTTCCGGGTAACCGGCGTTACTCCGCATGAACTTCGCCCAGACCTTTACCCAAATCCAAACGACGGTTTGTCTTCAAAAAATCTGGCGGGATGACCATGCAAACACTTTCCTTTCAACAAAATACCGGATTCAACCCCGGCGCTCTGATAAAGCGAAATCAGGCGAAAGTGGCAGATCACGACGGCATTCGTTCTGCCGTTCGCGCCTGGGCTGCAGCTGAAGGTCAGGATGTTGTGTCGGCGTACATCATCGATGAGTGGCGCCGGCAGGGCGGGGAAGAAATTGAATTTCCCACGGACATCAGCCGCGCCCGCCAGAAGCTTTTCCGTTACCTGGATAACGAGGTCGATTCGGAAAAGTATCGCGCGAATGTGCGTCTTCTGACGCCAGCCATCATGGCCGTCCTCCCGTTGGAATACCGCCACCGCCTGTTGCCTGAAGACAATTTCATGTCCCGCCTGGCACGACTGGAGAAAGAGACCAGCGAAGCGAAGGTTGCTGTTGCTATGGGTGCTCCACGCCATCAAAAGCTGAAAGAACTGAGCGAGGGAATTGTCGAGATGTTCCGGGTTGACCCAGAACTAACGGCGCCACTGATGGCCATCGTCACTTCAATGCTGGGGGTTTTGTAATGTCGGGTATCAAAAAGGCGAAAGCCGCGGTGCTGTAACACCAACGGCTTTCAGGTGCAAAAACGAAGAGGTAATTGCGAGGTAAGTATGTCAGGAACAAAGACTGAGGTAAACGCCCAGGCGACCCATAAATGCTCCTTTTGCGGGGCGAGCAACATTGAGATTGCAGGCGTTCTCATCGCCGGCCCCGGCGTATCCATCTGTCAAAAATGTGTCTTTCAGTGCGTTGATATTGTCTTTCAGCACGCAGAAAAGACCGATAAACCAACGTCATAAGTTCAGGGGTATCTATGCGTGACTATGCAACAGTCGCACCGCAATTCTGGCTGGGGAAAACAGGTCGGGAACTGCGGAAAAAAGGCGCTGAAGCGCAGGTGGTCTCGTTCTATCTGATGACCTCGCCACACGCAAACATGCTCGGGTTGTATTACCTGCCAATTCTTTACATCGCCCATGAAACAGGCTTGGGCTTGGAAGGGGCTTCGAAGGGGCTTAATAGGTCCATAGAAGCGGGGTTTTGTAGCTATGACGAGGACACAGAGATGGTCTGGGTGCATGAAATGGCCGCCTATCAGGTAGGCAAAGCATTAAAGCCGGGCGATAACCGTTGCGCTGGGGTCAGAAGTGAGTATGCATCGCTTACTGAAAATCGTTTTCTTTCAGCGTTTTATGAGCGTTACAAAGATGATTTTCATTTGAATATCAAGCGAGAACCACGCCGAATTTTGGAAGGGGCTTCGAAGGGGCTAGGAAGCCAAGATCAGGAACAGGATCAGGAACAAGAAAAAGATAAAGATCTCTTGGGGCATGGCTTCGCCACACCCCCGGCTAGTGAATTTTCAGATGAAGCTCCATCTGAAAAGCCGAAAAGCAGTTATTCGGAGGAGTTTGAACAGGCCTGGAGGGAATACCCGAAACGAGCCGGAGGCAACAGTAAGGCTGACGCGTTCAAAGCCTGGACTGCCCGAATTAAATCAGGCGCAACAGCGCAGGAGCTCATCGATGGCGTTCGTCGATACGCTGCATACGTGACTGCTGCCGGAAAGCTCAATACCGAGTTCGTGAAACAGGCATCCACATTTTTCGGTCCGTCCAAGCACTACGAGGAACCATGGACCGCAACCGCGGCTGTAGGAAAGCGGGATCCGAATATGGTGTCCCAGCCCAGTAAGTTAATTCCCAGCGGGTTCAGGGGGTAGATATGAAAAATATGATTGGCACTGGTAGTGCGCTGGAACGGCTGAGAAAGCTTATCCCTCCAGGTGTTGAGCCGAAGTTCGCCAGCGTTGACGAGTGGCGCACATGGCAGGCAGAGGAAGGTCGAAAACGCTGCGAGGAGCTGGAAAAGCAGAACCAGCGTGCACGTTCAGAGAAAATTTTCGGTCGTGCCGGGATACAGGATCTGCACCGCAGCTGCACGTTCGCAAACTACCAGGTTGCAGGAGATGGGCAGCGTCGGGCGCTGACGATGGCAAAAAGCTACGCACAAAACTTCGGTTCTGGGTTCGCAAGCTTTGTATTTAGCGGAGCTCCTGGTACCGGGAAAAACCATCTGGCGGCGGCAATCGGCAATCACCTGCTGGCTGGTGGCCACTCCGTATTGGTGGTGACTATTCCTGACCTGATGCTACGTGTTCGTGAGTGCTATGACGACGGGCAGTCAGAAGCATCTCTCCTGGACGACCTTTGCCGGGTTGATTTGCTCATCCTGGACGAAGTGGGGATTCAGCGTGGCAGCAGCGGCGAGAAGGTCATTCTGAACCAGGTTATCGATCGTCGCCTGTCATCCATGCGTCCAGTCGGCATTCTGACCAACCTGAATTATGAATCCCTGACGGATACCCTCGGCGCGCGGATCCTTGACCGTCTGCAGATGGACGGTGGTATGTGGGTGAACTTTGTCTGGGATAGTTATCGCAAAAACGTCCGCCATCTGCGCGTCGTTAAGTGAGGAAAACATGGCTAGAGCATTGTCAGCTGTTGAGCGCCGGGAGTATGTCCGCGCAGTGATTCGTATCACGAAACATCAGGGGCGCCTTACGACCAGCGATGCAATGAAAAAACTGGGGTTAAGCCGCGATACCGTCCTGAAGTATTTCCGCGAGGCGGAAGCCACTGGCGAAGTCGTTCGTCATGGCCGATCCGGTTTATTCCGCGACCAGCGCGCCGTTATCGATTTTGACATGAAACGATTTGGTCTGGTGCCGAAAGCAGTTGTTGGGATGAATTACAGCCTGCTTGGCAGTCCTGTTTTTCAGCGAGTTTTAGATGTTCAGGAGGCTATTCATGGCTAAGAATTCTATCGATGTATACGGTGCAAGCGGCAAAACAAACGTGCTCAACTTCGAGCCTGAAAACCTTCACCTGGTCACCGATAAGACCCATCCACTTTACGATGAGCGTGTACACCTGCCGATCGAAGAAGGGATGGTACTGAACATTGCGGAGCTGGGTGTACTGGAGCCGATCATCGTCTGGAAAGACCCTGAAACGGGGCTCACCTGCGTAGTTGTTGGCCGTCAGCGCGTTAAACATACCCTGGAGGCAAATAAACTCCGTCTGAAAGAAGGCAAAGACCCATTGCTTGTTCCAGGAGTCGTTAAGCGCGGATCAGCAAATCAGATGGCTAAATACATGGTCAGCGAAAACGAAATTCGCCGACCCGATACACCGCTTGGCCGGGCTAAGAAAATGTCAGACGCGCTCGACCGCGGACTCGATGAGGACGACATTGCGGTGTTGTTTGGCTGCAGCGTTCAGACCGTACGCGCAACGCTGTCACTGCTGGATGCTACTCAGGCTGTTCGCGATGCAGTGGAGTCTGGAACTGTCACCGTTACCCAGGCGCGTCAGCTGGCATCGCTTAAACCAGAAGAGCAGCGGGAGAAGGTCGCTGAAATCAAAGCGGCAACTGCTGGCACAACCGGCCATGAAAAAGCCCGGCGTCAGCGCGCTGTACTTGGCGAAACTAAGTCACGTCTCAAATCACGCAAAGAAATCACAAAAGCCCTCGAAGGTGCCAGCGGTGAATACGCGGCGGCTCTGCGCTGGGTGCTTGGGGAGGCTGTATGACAATCGTAAAAACCCATACCGGCACCGTGATCACCAAAGACGGTCCGAAGGTAAAAAAACTGCACCAGACAGAGCGAATGTGGGTCGTCGGCAAAAACGAGTTTTACCACAAAGAAAACGGGCGCCGTCACTTTGCAGAAAATACGCGCCGCCGGTTGTTGTTGGAAACGATTGAGGCGATAGGTGGTTCACATGACTGAGCACGTCGAAAAATACACAAACAAGGCTATAGAAATCATTGCCGACTATATCCAGCGCACTAACAAGAAAAACGAGCAGTTGCAGGAAGCGAAGGTGCGCTTGGATAAAAAAATCGCTCTGTTCGCAGACGATGAGAACTGCAACACAGACAGGTTGATGGCCGTATTTGTACCAGCAATGACCAGCCATACCCGAGATGGTTTTTTCGAAGAGATAGCTACGGCGTTAGAAGGGGCTCAGGCATGAATAACGAAAACGAACTCACAGCAGCACTGTTTACTATCGAGAAATGCCGCGAGCTTTCAGGCTGTCCGGCGGGCGTAGACCTGCAGGACTGGGTGAAAATGCTGGTATCAGAGTTAAGCGTTGTAGAAGAGATTCACAACAGCGCTGTATTCATCACTGATGAACTCTATGACGCAAGTCCTAAGGAGGTGCAAGGCATCATTCGATCTTTGGCCTGCATGAAAATGCCCGCTTACGCTCGTCTCGTAGATGGGATTAAGGCTGATGCCGCAAATCAGATGTGCGTTGCCTTTGTTAAGCACAAGGAACTTGCTGGCCTGTCTGATGATGATGTGGTGACAGTTCGTGAAGCTACAGACGTAGTACTGCATTGTGCTGAGGTGATTAGTGAGGGGGCCGACAAATGAGCAAGCGACGCTACACCAACGAAAAACCACGCATTGAGAAAAAAATTAATACCGCTGCTATGAAGATTTTGATTGCTCTCATGCCACGCCAATACCGACAGGAGGAATGGTCGCGTTGGGAGGGAATGATTTATTCAACTTGTGAATCGTATCAGACCTGGGAAGTTATCACCGTTGACTATTGGGGAGAGGCAGACAGCAAGGAAGCGTTTTATATTCTCCACGAACAGCTAATCCTCGAAACCACTGATTGGGATAGCATTGGGCATGCGTATGACGCCGAAAACGCAACTGGTGAAGAACTTAATAAAGAGCAGTTTTATTCACCGTGGAGGCTTGGCGACAAAGTTGGCCGCGCTGAGATTATTCGTCACTGCCGTCAGTTGGTGAAAGAAGGCGTGAAATGGGAGCGTGCAGCATGACTGATATCACCCGACTGATTTCCAGCCTCAAACGCCGCTCAGCCCACGCAAAAGAGTTTGGCCACGATGTTCTGTTTGTAAAACTTGAAGACCTCGACGCGCTGGTAGAGGCGCTGGAGAAGGCGCAGCAGTTGGCCACTCAGCAGGGAAATATCGCCTGCGCTCTTTTCGATGAAGTTACCGCTCAGCGCCAGCGCATCGCCGAGCTGGAAGAAAGCAACGCTCAGGTAATCCAGTCTCGCGACCATTACCAACGCATGTCAGAGGAAGGCCTGAAGCAACTGGCGGAGTCCTGCGCTGTTTCCGTCGAGTCATTCACCTGCCCGCGATGCGGAAGGACAACAACCCATCCTGAGGGGTGGCACTACTGCCATAAGCGGGAGGCTGAGTAATGGCTAAATCAACAGACGTACATGACCTATTAACCGCTTACCAGAAACAGGCGCGGAAAATTCCTGCAAAGGGTGTTTATTCCTCAAGACAGCGCCAGATTGAGGTACAGGCTGCTCACACTCGCAAGCTAATGCGTAAGCGTCGGCGGGCGGTCGGCAAGTCAAATAAGCTTGGCTGTCGCTTTACTGCGGAAATGCGCGTAGCGCTGATTTGCGATATGAATTTTTGGGCGCTGGTGTGCCGCTCTAACCGCAAAAAAGAGGTGTAGTAATGGACTCTTCACTTAAATATGCCTGCAAGCGCGTGCAAGAGCTGGAAAGTCTTCTGCTGGTGAAAGTGCCTGAAACAGTATGGCCAGCGGAAGTCATTATGGTCTTCTCTCAGATTGAAAACGCCGGGACACTCCCGGCGCACCACCAGCGCCGACTGCAGCACCATATCAACCGCATGTGGCTGGAAAAAATGCCGGTACCATCAATTATTGCCGCGGCAGGTTCGCTGGCCTGCGCCATGGAGAAATACGCGTGATTAATAGTGAAATCATAGTTGATAACTTTGCTGGTGGCGGCGGCGCATCGACGGGCATCGAGCTAGCGATTGGGCGTAGTGTGGACATCGCGATAAACCACGACCCGAACGCGGTAGCGATGCATACCACCAATCACCCGGACACGCTGCACTATTGCGAGTCTGTTTATTCAGTTCGCCCGAAAGTTGCGACTGCCGGCCGCCGCGTTGGTTTGGCCTGGTTCTCGCCGGACTGCCGCCACTTTTCCAAAGCGAAAGGGGCTAAACCAGTTGAAAAAGCAATTCGTGGGCTGGCGTGGATCGTTATCCGCTGGGCGCTGGATGTTGGCCCGCGGGTAATGATGCTGGAAAACGTGGAAGAGTTTAAAACTTGGGGGCCACTTATTGAAATCCCTCCGAAGCCAAATTTACCTCATGAAATGATTGGTAGTTTTATCGGTCCTGTTTACCCTGGCCACAGCCGTCCAGATCCGGCGCGCGTCGGCGAAACATTCCGGGCATTTGTCGGCATGCTGACAAATGGTATCCCAGTGAACCATCCGGCGCTGGCAGAATGCTGCGAGTTTCTGGAGTTATCGCCGGATAGCGACCAGGCAAAGCGTTTGATTGCCGGGTTGGGCTATGACGTCGATTATCGCGAACTGCGCGCCTGCGACTACGGCGCGCCAACTATCCGAAAACGTTTCTTCATGGTTATGCGCCGGGACGGGCAGCCGATAGTCTGGCCGGCAGCTACTCACGGGGATCCGAAATCGCCGGCGGTGATTTCTGGCAAACTGGCACCATGGCGCACAGCTGCAGAATGCATCGACTGGTCCATCCCGGCGCCGTCGATTTTTGGCCGCAAAAAGCCGCTGGCGGAAAATACGCTCCGACGCATTGCCCGGGGCATCCAGCGATTTGTTATTGAGAGCGCGTCGCCGTTTATCGTGAAGTGCAATCACACTACCACTAAAGGCAAATATGATTGCTTCCGGGGGCAGGCTCTCTCTGAACCGCTGCAGACGATTACGAAAACCCACGGTTTTGCGGTTGCTGTGCCACATCTGACGAAATTCCGAACCGGCGCCACCGGGCAGCCAGTCACCGAACCGGTACCGACGGTGACGGCTGGCACGTCCAGGCGCCCGGGCGGGAATGGTCATGCGTTAGGAGTAGTCGAAGCCGCGATCACGCCGTTCATGGCGGGCAACGGCGGCAGCGAATACCAGGCTAAACCACGACCGCTTGATAAACCTGCGCACACTATCCTGAAAGAGTCGCGTGCCTGCGTCGTCGCTCCGGTTATTGTCCGGCAGTTTGGCGCCAGCGTCGGCCACCGCGCGGATGTGCCCGGCGCAACCATTACCGCAGGCGGCGGCGGAAAGTCACAGTTGGTATCAGCATGCCTGGCTAAACATTATGGCGGGAACTACTCGGGGGACGGGCTAGGCCTGGATGAACCAACGCATTCAGTTACCACTGTCGATCACCATGCATTGGTTACTGCGCAGATTGTAGGGGTTGGTGGTCGTGCCGCGCAGCTTGATCAGATGAGATGTAACCATTGCAGCATCTGCCTTTGTTGTCATTGTCTGCAATGGTTCGCTAACGTCCCGCGGTCGACTCTGCGCGGCACCTGTCGTGATGGGCAACGCACTGACGAGCCGATGCCGACCATTACCGCCGGCGGCCAGCACGTCGGGGAAGTTGAAACCACTCTCGCCGTTGAGCATTACGACGAGCAGCGCGCGCAACAGGCGCTTGCGTTCCTGAAAGAGTATTGCGGAGCCGATAGCACCGGGCTGGTGGAAATCGCCGGGGTAACTTACCGAATCGTTGATATCGGCATGCGTATGCTTCAGCCACATGAGCTGTACCGCGCGCAGGGCTTCCCGGAGTGGTACATCATCGACCAGGATTACCGCGGCGTTAAGTATGCGAAGGATAAGCAGGTGGCGCGATGCGGTAACGCCGTGCCACCGCCTTTTGCAGAGGCGTTGGTAAGGGCCAATTTGCCTGAGATGTGTCAAGCATGTGAGGCTGCTTAACGGTAACTACCGCAGAACGTACAGTCACAACCCACCGTTAGGTGGGTTTTTATTGCGTGGGTGTAACAGAAAGTCAAAACGTGCGGTCCATCCCGAAAACGAGGACCTGGTAACCATGTCTAAAACGAATCCAGAAGCGCTACAGGAGGCGAAGACTTGAGGTGCAGCCTGGTATATGGTGATTTTGTGTGTTTTTGAACGATTTCTAGGGCTGTTTGATGTAGATTGCATTCAACCAAAGGTTGAAGGATTACCTTTGAGGTAATAAACTCAGACTCAATTAATATGCACTATGGCTTGGATGGAAAATTTTGATGGGTGATTCAATGGATACTGCGAAAAAAGTAAAGTTTGTCGAAGAAGCTGATGGCTTTGTCGATGCCTTTGCTGAAGTTGCATCGATTACTACATATGAATCGCAAAGCGGAAGCCTAGTAAATATATGTTTTATGAGAGATTTTATAACGCCATATTTCGATGAAAGCGGCCAGCCAAGTTCCTCGCAGCTTTATATGAAGAAGGTCGCTTCTGTAACGTTAGATATCTCTAGAGCGAAAGCTTTGCATGAGGCCTTAGGCGCGGCGTTAAATAAAAAAGGAGGAGGAAAATGAATCATGCGATAACCTTCTCTAGCACAACACTCGATCGTTTTACAGATGCGGGGGCCGGGCCGAAAGTGCGACGAGTTGTTGCATCGTCTAATTCTCGCACTGAGGTTATTGGCACTGGCGCTATTACTGGTTTCGTAATAAGCCAGAAGCCATATGGATTCAACTTTGATCTTGCCAGAATGACTTCCGGTATTGAATCTGAAGAGATTTTAATGCCATCTGATTTGCATTCTGTTGAAGAGCTTGATGCATGGCTTATGGGGTTGAATCTTGAATGAATGTTGGTTTTGGAAAGCAATTCCTGAAAGAGCTTCAGCAATACCCTCAGCCAGACAGGACAAAAATTCTTTCTTTTGCACAACAAGTGCGCGATGAGGGATTTGCTAACCTACCGGGCCGGAACAAGTTTTCTGAGGATGTAGATACCGACGATCCTGAGTTTTTACAAAAAGTTAGATACGTTCACGAGCATTGCTTATGGCATTATCATATTGGAATTATTGAATATGATACCACTAAGCCTCTAGGTGACCAGACTTCCGAGTATGTTGTTCATTACAGCCGAAAAGAGGTTAATTCAATAAAGTTAGTTGACTATTCCGCTCATCCTCCGTTCAGATTGCCAACTATAACCTACCTTGATTAAACCCGCTCCGGCGGGTTTTTTTATGCAAAAACCTCAATCTAAACATAAGCATGGAGTTCGCAAAAAGTGCCTTTAATGTCTTGACCATTTCATTCTTCAGGTATACTGTTTATTTATACAGTATCTGCATGAGGTGCTCATTATGAAAATAGAACTCACAATTGCAAAAGACAAAAAACTCCCTACAGGGGCTGTTCCTGCGCTTGAAAAGGAACTGCTCCGCCGTTTATCCCAGTCCTATGACGACTGCAAATTAAGAATACGGATCACCAGCAATGATGGACTCAGCGTGTTGGGCGGCGCTGACGGCGACAAAAAACGTGTAGAGCAAACCCTGCAAGAGACGTGGGAAAGTGCTGACGACTGGTTTTACTGATTATTTGTTTATTGGTAGCGAGCATACCCTTTGATGCCACTGCCAAATTTTTGGCGTCAGTATGTCGCTCAGGGGGTAATGTGACCGTTTATGTAGAGTCTCCAGAAGATCAGACTTGGTACGATGTAGTCAGGCGAACTGATGGAGCAGTGGTTTGTAGTTTTCCTTCTTCAGGTAGGCATCTCGTTTACCGGACGAACGGCGTCGTATCCATGCGGCCATTATTGCCAGATGAAGAAGTGTTTACCTTAAATGGGTTTATGAGGTTTGCCGAGCGACTTGGCTACCGAGTTCTCCCACCTTCTGATAATATGAAATCAACGGCCTGAACAACCGTTACCTACTGCGCCACGGAGAGAAACCATGGCGCAATTGCACTTAATAAAACATTCTCAAGGCATCCTGATCCCCGCAACGCCGGAGACCAGCGATTTTCTGCAATCAAAATGCAAGCTCGGCGCCGTCCTGGAGGCCGAATATAAGCTTGTCCGCAATCCGGCGTTTCACCGCCGATATTTCGCATTACTCAATCTGGGCTTTGAATACTGGGAGCCTACCGGCGGCGCAATCTCTTCGAACGAGCGCAGGCTGATTCTCGGTTATTCCAAATTCCTTGCATCCCATGGCGGCAGGGAATCGGTATTCCAGGATATCGCCGAGCAGTATCTTGACCGCGTCGCAGAAAAACGAGCCGGAAGCATCAGCATCTGCAAATCCTTTGACGCCTATCGCTCATGGGTAATCGTCGAAGCAGGCCATTACGATGCGCTACAGCTACCGGATGGCACTCTGAAAAAGCATCCTCGTAGCATTTCTTTCGCCAGTATGGACGAAACCGAATTCCACCAGCTTTACCAGGCCTCATTAGATGTGCTCTGGCGGTGGATTCTGTCCCAAAAATTCGCCAGTCGTGAAGCTGCTGAAAATGCAGCGTCTCAATTGCTCAGCTTTGCGGGGTGAGTCGATGAAATATTCATGGTTTCACCATCACGACTGCACGACCCAGCAGGCCGATGAACTGATGGATAAGTACCGCAAACGCGGGGTAAAGGTCGAACGTAGTTTAAATCAGGATTTTACGACCTGGACCGTCAGCGCGCAGCTGGTGGAGGACAAAAATCCGCCGCGGCCAGACTCTCGCTGGCGCAACAGGATGTGGGGGTGAATATGGCAAAGAGACCCCAACGACGCTGCAAAATCTGCCGGGCGAAATTCACCCCAGCATTCGAGAACCACCGCTGGTGCACTCCTGAGCATGGCGCTGAATTTTCCATGCAGGAACTGGAGAAGAAGCGCGAAAAACAGGCGCAGGCGAATGCGAAGAAAGAGCGCGCCGAATGGCGTAAACGCAAAGCCTCGGTGAAGCCCCTCAGGCACTGGGAAGATATGACCCAGCGTGTTGTTAACGACTGTATCCGCGAACGAGACTACGACTTGCCTTGTATCAGTTGCGGCACGTTTGACACGGTTCAGTGGGAGGCTGGACATTACCGTTCCCGCGGTAAAGCATCGCACCTGCGCTACCACGAGGACAACATTCACAAGCAGTGCCATCACTGCAACGTGAATTTGTCAGGAAACCAGCAGCAGTACCGCATTGGTCTGGTAGAGAAAATCGGCGCTGAGCGCGTCGAGGCGCTGGAAAACAACAACACTCCTCACCGATACACCATCGAAGAACTGGAAGGCATCAGGCGCCATTACAGCGCACTACGCCGTGCGCTAATAAAACAACGGGAGGCCGCATGAGCCGTGACGTTATCGAACGCATCCGCGAACGCTGGCACAAGCTCCGCCTCTGCCGGCACCGCGGAACTGTAATGACCGATTATCGAATTTTGAAAAACTTTGTCCGCATTTATCAGTCTCTGGGAGAAACCGCATGAACCTTGAATCCATCGCTAAATACTTTGCGCCAAAATCACCAATGTTCAGCGATTCCCCGCGCGCGACCGCATCTGACTCACTAACAGGAACGGATGTGATGGCCGCCCTTGGGCTGGTTAAAGCTAAGTGTGGATTTGGTTTCGATCTTTACCTGGCAAAGATTGGTATCAGCAGCCCGGAGCCTGCCATTGAGGCCCTCTTTAATGCTTCTATTGAAATATCCAGAGAGTTCAAAGCAGTCACCCAACTCAATGAGGATACTCGCCGCCGGGTACTCGAAATCATGTGTGCTTTTGCATACCAGGATTATGCCAGAAGCGCGGCAAGCGTGCGTCAGTGTACCTGCTGTAATGGTGCTGGTTTCATTGATGCTGAGGTCTTCACTACCAAGGTTCATTACCCGGACGGAAAGCCCCCAAAATGGGCGGCCATTACCAAAGGTGTTTTCCCTTCCTACTGGGAGGAGTGGAAATCAGTACGTGAAGGGGTGCGTGTGTTGTGCTCGGCCTGCAACGGAAAGGGCGTGATCAGTAACGCATGCCGCTGTCATGGAAAGGGGAAAGTGGTTGATCAGAAAGAAAGCCAACTGCAGGGCGTTCCGGTGATGAAGGAGTGCGGGAAATGTTCTGGCCGCGGCTATGCTCGCATCCCGGCAGAAAACGTGCGTAAGGCGCTGTGTTCTGATGTGATGGAAATAAGCCAGCCGACATGGTCCCGCAATTTTAAACCGCTCTATGAACTGCTGGTGACTCGCTGTCATGCCGAAGAATCACAAGCCGATGCAGAATTAAAAAACGTAACACGATAAATTCATTTTGTTGGGTGTTTCTCATAATTTAGGTGCAAGGTCTTGCATGTTTGAATAAAAAGGACTAATCTCACGCCAACGATGGGAAATTCTGCTCAACGTTTAATGAATCACTAAAAGCCTCGGTTAAACGCCGGGGCTTTTTTTCGTCTGAAGTAAACCCGGCGCTATACCCGGCGCAACCAAATCCCTCTACCCAGGGATCATTACGGTCAGAGAGCCGTTTAATTGCTCGCTATCCTTGCCCGCTTCTCGCGGGCTTTTCTATTTTGACCATCAGAATTTATCTGGTGGCATGCCTCTACACACGGAATAACTATGTCTGAGCCATTAACCATTGCAGGCGGAGTTGCATCCGCAACCGTCGGTGTGACGTTCGCCTCTATGTTCCCGGAGGCGACGCCCGGCGTAATGTTATGCGCACTTGCCGGGGCGGCAATGTATGTACTGACCTCAGAACCTCATCAACTTTGGAAGCAGTTCCTGTTTGCTGTGATTTCATTCATGGGCGGCGTTTTCTTCTCGACATCGATGGCGAAAATCCTGGCCGGTTTGATCAACGCAGCTCTCAGCTTTTTGCAGCCGCCGGTAGTGATAGAAGTATCACCTAATATCGGCGCGCTGGTGGCCGCTTCCATATCCGTGGCAGTTCTGCTGCGTATTCTCGCAAAGTCAAAAAGCGTGAAGATGCCAGGGCTGGAGGAGGAAGACAAATGACATGGCAAACCATCTTTCTGGATGTGAACGCCATTATTTGCGTGCTCATCGTAGTGAGGTTGATGTTCTTCAGTAAATCAGGAAGACGTCATCGCCCGGCCGTCGCGGTCATGGCTTACCTGATAATCCTGTCTGCTGGCTACATAGCCTTCAGCATTCTTTTCGGGAAGTACTTGCAGGTCGATCCCGGTGAGTTATTCCTGAATATTGGTGTCTGCATCGCAGTCTGGCGCGCGGACGGGAACCTTGCAAAAGTGGTGAAGGTGAGTCAGTGACTAAAGACAATATTTTCGATGCCATTCTTGGTAAAGAGGGCGGATATGTCGATCACCCAAACGACAAGGGTGGACCGACGAACTGGGGAATTACCCAGGCCACAGCCCGGGCTCATGGCTATACAGGAGATATGCGGAATCTTACCCGCGAACAAGCGCTAAGCATCCTTGAAGCGGATTACTGGTACGGTCCACGATTTGACCAGGTTGCATCGGTTTCTTCAGCAATCGCTGCAGAACTTTGTGATACCGGCGTAAACATGGGGCCATCAGTCCCTGTGAAATGGTTACAGCGTTGGTTGAATGCCTTCAACAATCAGCAAAAGCTCTACCCTGACTTGGTTGCAGATGGACAAATTGGACCGCGTAGCATAAGCGCCCTGAAGTCATATCTGGCAGCGAGAGGGAAAGATGGTGAAGAGGTAATGCTTCGCGCACTGAATTGCAGTCAGGGCCAGCGTTACCTCGAACTGGCAGAAGGTCGGCCGGCGAACGAGTCATTTGTATATGGCTGGGTGAAAGAGCGCGTAAAGCTATGACAAAACTCAAAGTCATCCTGGCGTTTATTGCCACAACTGCAATCCTGGTGCTTGGCGCGTTTGGGTTCGGTCGGATGCGAGGACGTGAAACCGCCAAAACAGAATCTGATAAAAAGCGTACTGAGGAAAACGCAGCCGCCAACGTCGCAGCAGCTGAACGGAAAGAGGAAGCCACCAGAGAGGCCAGCAATGTACAGCAGACTGTTAGCCATATGCCTGATGACGATGTTGATCGGGAGCTGCGCGAAAACTTTACCCGCCCCGGTGGTGGTTGATACGGCCTGCAATTGGGTACGAATCATCTACCTGACCGAGCACGATATCGATGTGCTGGATAAGCAGACCAAGCGCGACATTCTGGCGCACAACAAATCGGTGCTGGCGAACTGCCCGAACCTAACCCCACTAAGGGATAAATAGTCACCTATCCGCAAGCGAGGATAAAACCATGAAGCAATAAGCGGATAGACCGCAGCAGCCGAATGGCGGCAATCGCAGGGGCATAACCTGCGCCCGAGTCTCTCGTCGTGAGCCAGCGTCGCATCTGGTTAGGGTTAATGAATATAAGTAGCGCCGGGGAAGCATCAGGAACGCCAATCCTGAACTGGTTATGGGCGGCCATAGGGCGGCATACGACTCAAGGGCATGAGCGCGGCCACTGCGAGAGTGTGGCAGTGCATTACAGAGGCCATTCCATCGAGTGGCTTCGATAATGGCTATGACATGCGTTTAGAAAGGGTTTATTAAACTTAATCTCGGTTGATATAAGATATCGCTCAAAACAAGGAAGGGGGTGAGGATGTTTAATAAAATCAAAAAGGCTATTTTCACAGAAGTACCGGAGGCTTTTCGGGAAAACACCTTTGAATCCGTGATTAAAAATATTGAATTACTTGCAAAAGACTCACCAGAACTTAAGGCAGTTGCTAAAGAGTTCAAGAGTGGAAAGCTTAACCAAGAGCAATACATTGCTACGAGCATGTCCCTAATCGCACAGGAGCTTCTTGAGTTCCGGTTTGAAAGAGACAAGGCAGAAGCTCAAGCCTGGTAGAACTCTGAAGCATGCAGCAAAAAAAACATACAGCCACCAATACAAAGGCCACCTTCGGGTGGCTTTTTTAATGGTTGTTGCACAGGAGCACACCATGTCGAACGTTGAAAGTAGAAGGCCATATCCACCGATTAACTTCATCGGTGCTGATAACTGGCTGCCATACACCCGACTCATTCCCGCCAACGAAGTGCATGAGTGGGTTAACAGGCAAATACTCATCGATACCGGAAGCATCTATAACCCAGACCATGGGCATCTTCTCGATGCTGACCTCTGCTTTATATGGGCGTCTGATTCTTTCGCGAAGAAAGGGCGCTACGTTCTCGGTCAGGCCGAACAGGTAATGCTTCGCGCCGGCGGTTGGCAGAAAGCCAGAATGGAACAGCAGATGCATGAATGGTTCGGACGCATACCGAAGTTCATCATCACGCTGGCGGCCGATTACTGTTCACAGTGCAGTGACCTTGAGTTCTGCGCGCTGGTGGAGCATGAGCTATACCACATTGCCCAGGCGACCGATGATTTCGGCGCGCCTAAGTTCAACAAAGAGACCGGGATGCCGGTTCTTACTCTACGCGGACACGATGTCGAAGAGTTCGTTGGCGTGGTCAGGCGTTACGGCGCCAGCAAAGACGTGCAGGAGTTGGTTAATGCTGCCAATGCGCCAGCAGAAGTAGCCCATCTTGATATCGCCAGGTCATGCGGCACATGCATGCTGAAACTGGCTTAACTTTATGACTGATTATGACAGGCAGGTGATTTATGGCGGCACTGAAAGGTGAGGTCAAAGCCTTCATCGTTCAGTCCCTTGCCTGCTTCGACACCCCATCCCAGGTGGTGGAGTCGGTCAAAAAAGAATTTGGCCTGAGCATCACACGCCAGCAGGTCGAATCCCACGACCCGACGAAGGCAAACGGCAGGGGGCTGGCCCAAAAATGGGCGGACATGTTCAACGCTACTCGCGAACGTTTCCAGAATGAAATCTCTGATATCCCAATCGCTAACAAGGCTTATCGGCTTCGGGTACTTGACCGCATGGCCACGCGCGCCGAGGGAATGAAAAACCTCGCGCTCACCGCTGAGATCATCGAGCAGGCCGCCAAGGAATGCGGGGATGCTTATACCAACAAACATAAGTTTGAACATTCCGGCCCGAATGGTGGCGCTATCCAGACGATCACCATGAGCAGAGAGGAATACAAATCCGCACGGCAGGAGATGATGGAGGATGACGACTGCTGAGCAAAAGACATTTGCCCGTAAGGTTGAATGCGAGGAAGACGGACTCTATTACGCGCGGTACTTCTTCAAACAACGTACCGGCGGCAAGATGATTGTTGCGCCTCACCACAAGGTGATTCAGAAGACACTGGATCGCGTTATCGACGGTGAGATTCAGCGTCTGATTATCAACGTCCCTCCTGGCTATACGAAGACCGAGCTGGCAACCATCAACATGATGGGGCGAGGGCTGGCGCTCAACTGTCGGGCGCGCTTCATGCACTTGTCCTATTCGCATAATCTGGCGCTGCTGAACTCTTCGACGGCCCGCGGCATGATTAAGTCGCAAGCTTACCAGTCCATGTGGCCAATGGCGTTGCGTGACGATGCCGACAGTAAGGCTATGTGGTGGACTGAACACGGCGGCGGCGTATATGCGTCATCAGCTGCGGGGCAGGTTACCGGCTTTCGTGCCGGGCATATGGAGCCAGGCTGGCAAGGTGCGCTGATTATTGATGACCCGGTTAAGCCTGATGATGCTTACTCGGAAATCGTCCGTGACGGCGTCAATAACCGATTTAACGAGACAATCAAATCACGACTGGCGATCGAGACGACGCCGATGATTGTCATCATGCAGCGGATCCACTACCACGACCTGAGCGGCTATCTATTGCGCGGAGGTAGTGGTGAGAAATGGCATCACCTGAACCTGCCGGTGATTATCGATAATAGCCAGTCATACGCTGCGCAATACCCAGAGAACACCCATGCAATACCCATTGACCATGGGCTGCCTGATGGATGGCTCTGGCCGTTTAAGCATAACGAATCGCACCGTGTATCGCTGTTTTCGCACCGGCGCACCGCCGAAGCTCAGTATATGCAGAAGCCTCGACGGTTTAATGCTGAGGGCGCGCTGTGGACTGAGGTGATGATAAGCGCGGCTCGCGAGCTGCAAATTCATTACGATAAGGTTCGAACAGTTGTCGCCATTGACCCGCAGGCAACTAATAGCGATGAAAGCGATGAAACGGGGATTGTTGTTGCCAGTTCATATGGTACTGGCGATAAAAAGCAGTTCTCTGTTGATGGTGATTACAGCGGGAAATATTCACCGGCTGGATGGGCAAAGAAAGCTATATGGGCTTATGAGCAGCATGATGCCGACGCGATAGTTATTGAAACTAACCAGGGCGGCGACATGGCGGAGGAGACGCTCCGCAACGCCGGGTTCAAAGGACGAATCATCCGCGTTCACGCCAGCAAAGGTAAGTATGCCCGCGCCGAACCAATATCAGCGCTCTACGAGCAAGGTCGTGTCGCCAACCATGGCAATCTCTACGTGCTGGAAAACCAGTTGATGGAATATATCCCAACCACAGCCAAGAAATCGCCAGACCGCCTTGATGCGATGGTGTACGCGCTGACAGAACTGAACGGAACTCAACCTGTTGGCATGATGATTCCGAAACGCCTTCAGGGCAGATAACCCAACTACGGACAAGCCATGACTGACAAATTAACTCTCGCCGTCAACCATGCGTTGAACGATGCGCGGATGGCGCGCGCCCGTATGGGGATGCTGGCGCCAACAATGGGGCTGGACAATAAGCGCCATTCAGCATGGTGCGAGTATGGCTTCCCTGAACAGGTCACCTACGAAAACCTCTACGCCCTGTACCGTCGCGGTGGTATCGCTCACGGTGCAGTTGAGAAGCTGGTGGGCAAGTGCTGGCAGACTAACCCGGAAATCATCGAGGGTGACGATGCCGACGAGAGCAAGGATGAAACTGCTTGGGAGAAGAACACCAAAAAGGTTTTCACAAAGCGCCTATGGCGGGCTTTTGCTGAAGCAGACCGCCGCCGCCAGGTTGGACGTTATGCGGGTATCCTGCTGCACATCAATGATTCCAGAACATGGGATCAGCCGGTATTTCGTGGGAAGTCACTAAAAAAGGTTACGATCGCATGGGCTGGATCACTAACAGTCAGCGAGTGGGTTACAGACCAGAAATCGGCAGATTACGGCCAGCCAAAGCAGTGGAAATACGTTGAGAGCCTGCCAAATGGCAGGACAAATCAGCGCTTCGTACATCCCGATCGCGTCTTCATCCTTGGTGACTATTCTAATGATGCTATTGGCTTCCTTGAGCCTGGCTATAACGCCTGCGTCAGCCTTGAGAAGGTCGAGGGTGGTTCTGGTGAGTCATTCCTAAAGAACGCTGCGCGGCAGCTTAATGTCAACTTTGAGAAGGAAATCGACTTCAACAATCTCGCGTCACTTTATGGCGTGAGCATTGACGAGTTGCAGGATAAGTTTAACGAAGTTGCCGGGGAAATGAATCGTGGTAACGATGTTCTGATGACAACCCAAGGGGCTACAGTCGCACCACTGGTCACAGCTGTAGCGGATCCGTCAGCGACCTATAACGTCAACCTGCAAACCTTCGCTGCATCTGTTGATATCCCTGTGAAAGTTCTGGTTGGGATGCAGACGGGTGAAAGGGCAAGCACAGAGGATCAGAAATATTTCAACGCGCGCTGTCAGTCACGCCGCGGCGACCTGTCATTCGAAATTGAAGACTTCAGTGACAAGCTCATCGAGCTGAAAATTATTGATGCTGTCAGCGAGAAGACTGTTATCTGGGATGACCTGAACGAGCAGACTGGAACTGAGAAGCTCGCCAATGCTAAGACCATGGCAGAGATTAACCAGACGTTCCAGGGAAGCGGAGAGAATCCGGCCTTCAGCCGCGAAGAAATACGCACTGCAGCAGGTTATGAAAACGTTGATGAATTTCCATTAGGAGAAGAGGATGGCAACGAAGAAGACGAAGCCACCGATTCTACCGCGTAACTATCAGGATCCGACGGGGGCTGATGCGCTGGAACGCCGGGCAATGAAAGATTTCGCCAGGCGGATGAATAAGATTGGCAAAGCGTACAAATCAGCACTCGACAAAATACCTTCCTCCCTCGCAGTAAACGCCAGATACGAATACCAGCTAAACCCAACATTACTCTCCATCATCCTGAACGATGCCAGTTATCTGGTAGATCAGGTGCTTCTGGATGGTAACGAGTACGACCTGTGGTTTTACGAGTATGTCGATTTGGCGTCAGAGAAAGGAACAGGCCAGTCATTCTACAACCTTAGCCAGCAGTCGCCGGTGTATGCCGCCGGGCGTGAATCACTGGCCTCCATCCTCGCAAGTGACCCATACCAGCAGCGTATGGCGCTGGTGCATGCGCGTGTGTATGAGGAAATGAAAGGCCTGAGTGCAGAAGTAAAGCGCGATATGGCGCGCGTGCTGACTGATGGTGTAGGGCGAGGGCTTAACCCGCTGGATATCGCCAGGAACCTTACCGCACAGACTGGCATTGAGAAGCGCCGGGCGAACCGGATAGCGCGCACTGAGGTTACCACTGCGCTGCGCCGGGCTAAATGGGATGAAGACCAAGAGGCGACCGAACTCTACGGACTTAAAACGCTTCTGGTTCACATCTCAGCGCTGTCACCGACAACCAGACATTCCCATGCAGTGCGTCACGCACACCTTTACACCAATGAAGAGGTCCGTGACTGGTACAGCAAGGATGGCAACTCCATCAACTGCAAATGTAGCCAGCAGTCAGTGCTGGTGGATGAGGACGGTAACCCGGAATACCCGGACACCATCACGAAACTCAAACAGGAATACAAATCGATGCAGGCGCGCGGTTACGCCTGGGCGGAGAAATAACTATGCCTATGCAGGTCAATATCACCACTAAGGTGAATAGCCAGTCTATCCGACGCGAAACGTACAACGGGCGTGAGCACCTGGTGCTGCCGAGCTACACGCTTCCGGCGAACGTCGTTATGAATGGCGGGTTATACACGGAAGATGAAATCAATGCCCACTATCAGGGGCTGGAAGGCACACTGGCCCCGCTGGGGCACCCACAGGTTAACGGCCAGTTCGTATCCGCGTTTTCTCCTGAAGGGATTAATGCCGGTCATATCGGCGCGTGGAACCGCAACGTTAAGAAGTCCGGCAATCGCATTTACCTCGAAAAGTGGGTTGATGTGGCCCGCGCCGGCGAGTCTGAAGGCGGAAAGGAATTGCTTGAACGTGTCGCCGCTATTGAGCGAGGTGAAGATGTCCCGCCCATTCATACCAGTGTGGCGGCATTCCTCGACCAGATCGAACCAAATGAACAGCAGCGCGCAACAGGTGCCGATTGGGTGGCAAAAATCCATAGCATGGACCATGACGCGATCCTGCTTCATGAAGTTGGAGCCGCTACCCCTGAGCAGGGCGTTGGCCTGATGGTTAACGCCGACCTGGCGCAGCCGCTAAAAGCTAACTCTGGCGCGCTGGTGGGCGAATCATACCGGGAGCGAGAGCAACGACTCGACCGGGCAGCCAAAGCAAAGTTTGCACCAGGTGAAAATGAATATGCCTGGGTGGCTGACTTCACTGACTCGCAAGCGGTAATCATCCGTAACGGCGGTAATGCTGAGGTGTTTGGCTACAAGTCAGAGGGCGGAGTTATCACCTTCGACGATACCGGCACCGCAGTTGCACGACAGGAGTCGTGGGTGGCCGTCGTCGCCAATAAACTCAAATCTCTATTCACACCGCAGGAGCAGCCTGCACCAAACCACAAAACGGAGGGCGACATGCCTTTAACCAAAGAAGAACTGGAACAAATCGGCAGCATGATCGGCCAGGCTGTTGCGACCAATACCGAAGCGGCTATTAAGCCTCTTGCTGAAAAGGTCGATGCGTTGCAGGCCAATCAACAGCAGCTCGCTGAAGCCCTGACCGCTAACTCCCGCGCTGAAGAAAAAACTAAGCGTGAAGCGGTTGCGAAAGTCCATGGCGATATCGTCGCCAATGCGCTGTCAGGCGATGCCTTGGACGCAATGTTCAAGTCGCTGGGCGAAGCTGCTCCGCTGGGCGCTAACAATGCTCAGTTGCCGAAAGAAACTGGCGCGCCTGCCGCATCTGAATACTTCAAATAAGGAGCCGGAATAATGGCACGTTATCGTCGCGTCAATATTGACGGTCAGTCTCTGTACAAGACTGAAACCCGTACTACGTCAGCCGCGTTGCTTCCAGGTACTGCGGCAACTATCAACTCATCCGATCAATTTGCTCAGGCCACCGCGCTAACCGGCCGCCTGTACATCATCGATGTTGGTTATCACCAGGGCTTGACCATCACTGAATCAATCCCTGCCGGTGATTCAGCTGTCGGCAACTACGTCGAAGAAGGGCGCGAGTTGGCGTTACGCTGCCTGCCTGGTGCTTACAAGAAAGACAGCCCGATCAAACTGGGAACTGCTGGCCAGTTCACCCTCGCAACCTCTGACACTGATTCAGTGATCGGCTACAGCCAGGATGAATACACCATTGCGGCCAGCACCACCGACTTCATTCGCGTGCGCATGCGCGTTGGCACCGTCGCCGCAGCTGGCGCGTAACAAAAGGACAAACACATATGTACTTCTCTAAAGAGACGCTGGCGACTAACTCCCGCCTCGGCGGGCACTGGAGCGAGCTGTGGGCAAACCGCAACATGTGGAACTTGCAGAACGATTCCATCATTGCGGCTAACCGCTCAATCATGACTCCTGACATGTTGGCCTGTAACGCCGTTGGCGGTTTCTCCCGTGACTTCTGGGCTGAGATTGACAACCAGGTGCTGCAACTGCGCGATCAGGAAGTCGGAATGGAAATCGTGAACGACCTGATTGGCGTTCAGACGGTGCTGCCGGTCGGTAAAACTGCCAAGCTGTATAACGTGGTTGGCGATATCGCCGACGACGTGTCAGTAAGCATCGATGGTCAGGCGCCGTTCTCCTTCGACCACACTGACTACGCGAGCGATGGCGACCCGATTCCGGTGTTCACTGCTGGTTACGGTGTAAACTGGCGTCATGCTGCTGGGCTGAACTCTGTTGGCATTGACCTGGTGCTGGACTCGCAGATGGCGAAGATGCGCAAGTTCAACCAGAAGCGCGTCAACTACTACCTGAACGGCGATTCAAAAATTCAGGTTCAGTCCTATCCGGCGCAGGGCATCAAGAACCACCGCAACACCAAGAAGATTAACCTCGGGTCTGGTGCTGGTGGCGCGAATATCGATCTGACCACTGCTGACATGACCGCGATCTTTGCGTTCTTCGGTAAAGGCGCATTCGGTACCACCGCACGCACGAACAAGGTCGCCGCATACGATGTGATGTGGGTTTCTCCGGAAATCTGGGCGAACCTGGCTCAGCCGTATGTGGTCAACGGCGTTGTAAGCGGAACTGTACTGCAGGCGGTGCTGCCGTTCGCACCAGCGGAGAGATCACGTCACGACGACGAACGTACGCGATAA